CATCCAAGTTACTAATTCTTGGATCAGTAAACTGAATGATGGTGAAGCAGCGGACTCCCACGATCATACTAATAGTATGTTTAGTGGTGTCATATTCCTCACAGCACCTGAGGGATCATCCGAATTGATCTTCAATAAGAATCAGTACAAGATGATCGAACCAGACATTGACGTTTGGAATATGTACAATAGTTCTCTATACAAAGTTACCCCTCAACAAGGTATGATTTGTATTTTTCCCTCACATCTAGTACACTATGTGCCACAAGGTACAAATCTAACACCACGAATGAGTCTCTCTTTTAATATTTTTATCAGAGGATTGTTCGGTGTTCACACTAAAACTCTTGACCTTAGATAATGGATACACAAGCAATGTCATCAGGAGGTGGAACAACCTCCGACATACAAGCACAAAGAGATGCCATCCCACCTATGAAGGTGAACAAAATGAATCTTTTATCTGATGCATTGAAGGTTGAACTTAAACAACTTATCAATGAGGTCTTGGATGAAAGAGATTACAAACGTAAATTAGATGGTCCGTATGATATGATAGAAGAGTTCCCAGACGATGCCACATACGACTGGGTATGACCTATATAAAGTTACCTTCACAACCCACATTATTCTAAGATAGATGCCAACCTACGAATGGATTAACAAAGAATCAGGTGAGATCACATCCAATTTTATGTCGATCAAAGATCTGGATAAATACAAAGAAGAACATCCTGAGTTGGAAAGATACTTAGGGAACCAACACAACGGTACTGTCTACGGTAAACCTAAACAGTCCGAAGGATTCAAAAACGTGATGCAAAAGATCCAATCAGATCATCCTGCAGCGAACCTTAGTCGCTTTACCTAAATTATGCCACAACGCAAGAGAAAGACACCTGTCTCATCCTTTTCACGCTCAGCGAAACAGATGCGAAGAAAGAAACCAATCAATCAAGAACATCTTAAGACGATTGAACCCATCACCACTAATCAGGAGCGGGTCTTCAAGTCTTATGCTGAAGGTAAAAACTTATGCCTTCACGGTGCAGCAGGTACTGGTAAAACATTTATCAGTCTTTATATGGCACTCAAGGAGGTTCTAGAACCTTCTAATGCATATGAAAAGGTTTATATGGTTCGTTCTCTTGTACCCACAAGAGAGATTGGTTTCCTTCCAGGTGACCACGAAGACAAGTCAAACCTATACCAGATTCCTTACAAGAATATGGTGAAGTATATGTTCGAAATGCCAGACGATGCTGCATTCGAAATGCTTTACGATAATCTTAGAGCACAGGAAACTATTTCATTCTGGTCAACATCATTCATCCGTGGTGTCACGATGGATAATTGTATTGTTATCGTCGATGAGTTCAGCAACTTGAACTTTCACGAACTTGATAGTATAATTACTAGGGTGGGAGAGAACTGTAAGATCATCTTTGCAGGTGACTACACACAGTCTGACCTCATCAAAACAAATGAAAAAAATGGTGTCCTAGATTTTATGAAGATCATTCAAACAATGAGTTCGTTTGACTGCGTAGAATTTGGTATCGAAGACATCGTGCGTTCTGGTTTGGTACGTGAGTATCTAATCAGTAAAATCAATCTAGGATTTTAATTATGTTTAACTTAGTGGGACCTCCAGTTCCACTGACTGAGATGAATGCTGTTACCAAGAGTAATGGTCTTCGTCTCTATGAAGTTGGTGAAAACAAATGGTATCCATCCGTCACTACAGTCACTAGTCACAGGACTAAGGACAAAATTATGAAGTGGAGGAAGAGGGTTGGTGAGAAGGAAGCAAACAAGATCTCAGGTCGTGCTTCCTCACGTGGCAATAAGTTTCATAGTATGGTAGAATGTTACCTGAAGAATGAAACTGTCAAGTTTGATGAAAAGAATCCACTAGCATCTTTTATGTTTAAGACTGCTAAGGATACTCTCAACAACATTAATAACATTCATCTTCTTGAAAGTCCTCTTTACAGTGATCACCTTCGCATAGCAGGTCGAGTAGACTGCATTGCTGAGTATGAAGGTAAGTTATCAGTCATTGATTTCAAAACTTCTACTAAACCCAAGAAGGAATCCTGGATCGAGAACTACTTTGTTCAAGAAACTGCATACGCTGTGATGTATTACGAGCGGTGTGGTGTCAAGGTTGATAGTATTGTAACTATTATTTCCACTGAAGAAGGATCTATGCAGATCATTCAGAAGACAGACCTTGATTATTATTACCAACTACTTGTTGAATACATCAACGAATTTATGCAGGATAAACTACAATGAAAGAATACAAAGACAAATTTATGACACAAGCGAAATTTTCTGCTGCTGTTGAAGATGTTGTCAAAAACAGCAACGGTCTTGTCAACTATATTGATGCAGTCATTGTTGTCTGCGATGATCTTGACATTGAGGTGGATACTGTCAACAAACTCATCAGCAAACCGCTGAAGGATAAGATAAAGTTTAATGCCCAAGAATTAAACTATGTTAAACGAACATCAAGGGGAGTCCTACCAATATGACCAATCCATTTTACGAATCAGAAGTCGTACGTGGTGAAGTACAAGAGATGGAGAAACTCTATCTCGAATTAGCAAAACTATCAGTAAAGTTTACTGAACTAGATGATGCAGGTAGGCGAGAGCACCTAGAGGGAACTCTAGAACTGATCGCCAAACAAAAGGTTTTCTATGCTAGACTTGCTCTGATGGCACATCAGGACAAGGAGGCAGCAGACATCAAGTTCAAAATTGATACGCTTTCAGAGATGTATTCTGGAGGCAAGCACATCAATGAAGTTCTTGATGATATGGAGACAAAACTCAAGGATATGCGTAAGCAACACCTTGACAACGACTAAATAGTACGTTACCCTATATGGGTAGTACAATCACACAACACACACTAACACTAATACAAATGGCATTCGCAGATCTTAAAAAGAAGTCAGGTAAGTTCGCTAACTTGACCAAGGAAATTGAGAAAATGTCTAGCGGTGGAAAGAAGGTTGATGAACGCTTCTGGAAACCACAGGTAGACAAAGCAGGTAATGGATTCGCAGTGATCCGTTTCCTTCCAGAATCTGAGGGAGCAGAACTTCCTTGGGCACAGGTTTGGAGTCACGCATTCCAAGGACCTGGCGGTTGGTTCATCGAGAACTCTCTTACCACTCTTGGACAGAAGGATCCAGTCTCTGCACTGAACTCTTCACTTTGGAATTCTGGTATCGAGTCTGATAAGGACATCGCACGTAAGCAAAAGCGTAAACTGTCGTACTACAGTAACATCTACGTTGTAAAGGATCCATTGAATCCTGAGAACGAAGGGAAAGTATTTCTTTATAAGTATGGCAAGCGTATCTTTGACAAGATTATGGCAAAGATGCAACCCAATGAGAATGATTACGATCCAGAACCCGCATTCAATCCTTTCGATCTTTGGAAGGGTGCTGACTTCAAGTTGAAGATCAAGCAGGTTGCAGGTTATTGGAACTACGATGACTCAACGTTCACTTCACCACAGACTTTGGGTGGTTTCGAAGATGATAAACTTGAGGAGGTTTATGGTCAGGCACACGATCTTGCATCGTTCACTTCACCAGATCAATTCAAGTCTTATGAAGAACTTGAGGCACGTTTGAAGTCTGTGCTTGGTCCTAAGACTGCTGCTCTGCAGGTTGATGAGTCTCTTGAAGACGAGTCTGAAGGACGTGGACCTGCTCCTACTATCAGTGCTACAGCAGGACCATCTTGGACAGAACAAGTGTCCACTTCAACAAGTGACACAGGTGAGGATGACACTCTCTCATACTTTGCTAAACTAGCAGAAGAAGAGTAAAGGAACCCTATGAAGAAGTTTGCCATCGCACTACTGCTACTGTCTGTCGCAACACCTGCGATGGCACACCACCGTGCACCAAGGTTGAGAAGTGGTAATTTTGAGGTTGAACCCTCACATTGCACTTACGATAGATTGTTTGAGACTTGG